ACCGCACTGCCGAGGTCAGCCATTGGTTGACCTCGCTGCCGCCTGATCGATTCCCGTTTTCAAAGCGCTAACAACGGCCGCTTCAGCCTGGCCGCTCGATTCATCAGCCGCTCGCTTTACGAACTGATTGACACTGCGAGTTGATCCGGCATCGCGACCCCACAGAACCTTCCGCTTGTGGTCTCTGGAAAACAGGTTTCCATGTCCTCCGCCCTCACTGTAGGACGGACCAACCAGCCCGATCAGCCCTGCCGTGATTCCGGCTTTTCGACGTGTTCTGACAACCGACCGAATCGTGTCTTTCAGCTTTTTAGAGCCAGACCACTTCTTCTTCGTTTTGCTCGACTGTTTTTCGCGTGATCGCGTCTCGCTGCTTTCGGGTGCATTCGATCGCACGGCGGCTTGAACTGGAACCATGCCGGCCGTCAATGCCTGCTGCCCGACCTTTTCGCGTACCTCAATTGCCAATGCCTCAAGCTGCTTAACCAGCTTGTCGGCACCCGCCATTGAAAAGCCTACGCTTGTTCGTGCAGCCATTAGACCACCACCGCTTTACAATGCAGCTCGCGAAACACGTTCATTCCGTCAACCGGATTGACGTAAACAACCCCATAGGTCTGGCCATCGCAGACGACGGCCATTCGTGGCGTGTACCCCGCGCGGTAATGTACAGTAAAAACTGCAGCAATGCCCGCCTCGACCTGACGACCGCGAGCACCTTCCCCGCCGTTTGTTGGCTCAAACTTGGCTGGCTCATCCGTCAACCAAGTCGACAGCGTAACGACTGGCTGACCAGCATCGTCCTGCGTCGTTGTCTCGGTCTTAACCGTGATGCGGCTTCGCATTTCGCCAACGTGAAACTTTTGCGGGCGGTAACCTCTCATGGGTAGGTGCTCCGCATGAATCGCCGCACGAGTGTTTCATAAGCCCGCATGTCGTTTGGCCGATCGTTGTCGCCGCGATTGCCAAAGTGATAGTAGGTAATCAGCAACAGCATCGCCTGCTTCGCAATTGCAGGGACGGCCGACGGGCTGGTATTGCCCGCCACGAACTGCACCTGCACGGCATCCCAACGGATTTCTGTCGTCGGCCAAGTAACGTTCCACCTTAGCCGCACTGCGCGCTCTTTTAGATCGACCGTGTAAAGGCTTGTCGACAGCGTTTGTAACGTGTCGGTGTCGTCATAGTATTTGACGAAACTGACGGACTGAATTGGCCTGCCGGGGAGAAAGATTTCTCGGCCAGCAAACGCATCAGCAGTGACGGAAAGCGTCTGAGTCAGCAGATAAGTGTCTGTGTCGTGTTCCCACTGCTCACGGGCGGCTTGAATTCGGCTGACCAGTTCTTGGTCGTTGCTTGTGTCCGACTCCGGAAGAAACAGTTGCCGTTTCGCTTCGGCCAGCGTCACTGGCTCGGACGCCGGACCTGTCACCACTGTCGGCTTGCTGGTTTGCGTTGTGAATCGTGATTGTTGAGCCATCATGTTTCACATCTCCAACCTGAACCGCTTTGCCCACCCTGATCAACGCATTTGCAACACCATCCGGAATTGTGGATGACTGTTGCCCAGGCTTAAACGTTTTCCACATTCTCCGGAACTGAATTATCATTGCCAATCTCCCGGATAAACGTGTTTGATGGTCAAGTCGTCATCGAAAACGGCAACCATCTCTTCAAGATGCCCAATCCTGCAGCCGGGATCCAGAAACAGCGTGTTGCCTGCCTCCTCCCATTGCTTCCAAAACCATATGTCATCATCGATTCGGTTGTTGCCCCAGTTTCCGTCCTGATCTGGCTGCGAGAAGAACCAAGGCTTTTTTACGGCCTTCAGTTTTTCGACTCGCAGTGCCGTCAGCCCAAAATGTGCCGACGTCAACTGCACTGGGCTTCCGTTCCATTCAATCGATGTTTTGCCCTTATGGAACCCAAGGGCGTTCTTGATACCGCGTCGCACCTGCAATGATGCAAGAGCATCAATTTCAGGATCGTTTACAATCAATCCAAGCAGCCGATGAACATGCTCCGCTTTGAAGATCGAATCGCCGTCAATCGTCAAAACGATGTCGGCCCCAATGTTCAAAACATCCCCAAGCATCTTCTGCATGCACTGACCGTAGAACACGCCTTGCGAGTACATGAGGCCGATACCGACCTCACGCAACGCAGATTCAATCATGCTTCGTGCGTAAACGGCTTCATACCGCCCACACGTCATCACAGCGGACACTTTCGCGTCTCTTCCAGTTCCCATTTCTCACCCTCACCCTGAACCGAAAACCATCAGCCAATTTTTACGTCTGGACCCAGCATCGTTGATGACTCAGAAATCACATCCTTGTACAACGTCGCCACGGCCGCGCTGATAACGGCTCCGTTTGTCGTCGTGTCGGGCGTGACCGCGAGTCGCAGGTATCGCTTGCGGCCATCAAGGTCGATCAGGTTGGTTGCAACCGTTGCCGCGGTGTTGTCCACAGTCCGGTTGAAGACGGCATTGAACGTGGCAAAGTTGGTAACAACCGTGTCATCGGATTCGCTGAGCTGCAGAACAACGTTGGTGCTATTCGTGTTTGCTTCGGCGCTCAACGCAACTGTGATTTTTGCGTAGTTGGCCCCTGAGCAATCGAGATTTGCAGTCCGTGCAGTCGTGGCTGCCGTGATTGGAGCGAGCAGAACACTGTCCGTTCCCAGTTGAGCAATTTTCATATGATTAACTCCAGAGAGATTGATTTTGAGAAGCAGGAGCCAGCGAACCAGCTCCCGCAAAACCCACCGAGGGTGAGTACAGTGGATCAGGACGCTGCTGTCTTGAGTGCCAAAATCGGACGATTGCGGATGTTGTCGCCGCGTTCGTGGATGTTGATTGCCACTCGTTCGGTTGTCTTGATGCCGATCAGGTCGTTTTCAAAGTAACGATCCATTGTTACCTCTGTTCGAACAGAACGACGAACGCCGTAAGCGGCACCCAATCGCAGATCGCCGAAGTAGGCCAGAATCGTGCTGGCTGCAGTTCCTGTCGTCGATGGCAGCACCTGTGCAAATGTCACAGGAAAACCAAGAAACATCGGCGACGTGACACCGTTTGCCAACGTCACGTTAGTGTTTCCGCCTGCTGCGTTCATCAGGTTGAATGCTGATGCGTAGTAGACGGCGGAGTTCATGAACCAGCGAGGAGAAGCGCCCGGATACTGCGGATACTTGCCAAGCACTGCTTCGAAGTCTTCCAGATCCAGTGTGGATGCTCCGACGTTTCCGGCCAATGCATCGTGAATCGCACCGGATGCCAGTGCGTTCTTCAGCCCAACGTTGCCGCCGTAGGTCGAGGTGCCGTCACCGTTAAATCCGGCTTCGTCGATCTTGTCAGCCATAGCGTATGCCATTGACTGAGTGATCATGTCGCCGATTTCGATAACTGCGTCCTCGTCCAGTTCGCTGGAAACGGTTGTCAACGCGGTCAGCTTGCGAGCCATCAACTCAGCGGCTCCGAGCGTTGCGTCAGATTCTGTAATCGTCGCACCTTCACCGGCCCAATATGCCGTGACATCGGCAAGCAGGCGAGGAATGCGGATGATGTCGGCACCCATCGGCACGCGATTTGCGAACTGAGGAAACACGCCGCGTTCTTCGCGAAGGCGAATCAGCGACTGGCTCATCTCATCAGGAACGATGAATCCGCCCTTGCTGTTTTCGCTCGTGCCCATCAAGCCGTTTACCTGCAGTCCGTGCTGAGCACAGAAACGGGCGGCTGATTCGTTGCCGTACAGTCCAGCAAGAATAACTTGGCCGGAAACGTAGGCGTTCTTCTCTGCGTCCGGACCCTTAAACGCATTCAGCGGCCCGTGCTGCTTGGCCTTGGCTGGAATCTTGATTGCGCCAAAGCGAGGGGCATTCTTGTCAGCCGACGCATCGACTCGACCAGACTCATTGCGAGTGCTTTCGATGGCTTCAACCGCGCGGCTTTCCATGCGGGTGTTGCGCTCCTTCTCGATGGCAAATGCGGTTTTCATTTGCTTGTTGAGCACAGGAATCAGCTTTTCAGTGATTTCGCTGCATCGAGCGGCCTCTTCGTCAGAAAGGTCTCGGTCTTCGCGTTCCGAGACTGCGACGATTGCGTCAAGTTCTTCCTGGAGTTCCGCTTTCATTTCGCGGAGCTGACTTGATGTCTTCATTGTGTTGGTTCCTGCTTAGGTTGAGCAGGCCAACAACAAGAACAGCCGTATGGCCTGCAATCGAAAACGGTAAACGTTTCCAAATTGTTTGGCCGCACGGCTGAAGAGTCTGGCGGTTAATTCAATCGGTTTGAATTGTGCGGAATGTCCGCGATGCGCAAAACGCTAACAGACGAACTTTGATTCGTCAATAGAATGTTGCGAATTATTTTTCATCACTTTTTCAGCGTCCATTCTGTCCAACTCTTTCACGATTGCCATTAAGTCGCCTAATGCTATTTCTTCGTCAAACCATGGCGTTCTCGCATACTGCATTTCCCATCGCCAGTCGTCAACGTACACGATATTCCCGTGTCCGTCTTTCAAAGTTCGTGGCCCACATGTATTCATGACTCACCATTTATCGAAACAAATCCGTATACCGCTCTGCCACGACAAAAAAACTGTTGCACCTGTTGTAGCCAATCCGCTCATACCCATGCTGAGCCGCCATCGCGTGCAATGTCTCGGCAGTATCTTGAATCGCGTGGCCGCTTTCAAACTTTATTCCAAGCATCCATTCCGGAATTGGATCAGGCGTGCTCGTGCCAATTGGATAATGGCGGTCCATGTGTTCGACGACAAGCAGCGTCGGCCGCACGCCCGCCTCGAACATTTCACGCATGACAACTGAATCGCTACCGTCAATGTCGATGACGACAACGTCAGGCCGTTCCAGATAGGGGGCGTCCCAATCAATACTCTTTGTAACGGCAGCCTCTGGATACTTTGTTTTAAGCTTTAGTTGCCGCACTGGGTCTATTTCAACCAAAACGCAGAACGATGGGTTTTTGTCGCAAAACCGCCCGATCGTCAGCGGCAAATGCTGCCCGTCTCCGGCTCCGTACTCTATCCACATTCCTGCGGTCAGCTTGAGCGCATCGGCAATAGCCTCAATCAATCCTTGCTCGCCAAACTGCCACCCGTCAAGATGATCGCAGAGCCATCGCAGATGATGGCACTGCGGCGTAAAGTCCAAAAGTTCGTCTGCAAGATTTCCCATTACTCACCCTTTAACTTTCTTCCGGACAGATACGCACTGCCAGCAATGGCTGCGATCAAAAACGTGCCGTACACCCACAGCGGGACGTGCGATTCGAGCATTAATCGCAAATCGTAAATCGTCATTTTCATTGCCCTACGTCCTTACTTCCCACTCTGGGCAGTCGTCGCCCAACAACATTTCTCCAAATTGCCGGTATAGCTCGTACCGATCAGTCCACTTGCCGTTCATGTTGCATCCAGCCATGCCGTCAGATAACTCTAAGCAGTCCCAGAGCTTTTTGCACAGTTCTTTCCTTTGGCCAGAATCTGCTAACTCAAGCCATTCCGCAAGTAGTCTTGTCTTTCCGTTTTTTCTCACAACGCTCACCCTTCGTCGTTCGTGTTATTGTTCCGCCTGCAACTGCATCAACGCCACCTTTGCCGCCGTCAACTTCGGCCGTGAATCAATCGACTGGCTGATTGCTCTTGTCCGCTTTTCAAACAAGGCTTTCGGCGCGTGGCCTGCTGCAATGCTCTTGGCCGCAATCGTCTTCAGCCCTTTCGTCGTCGCCTCTGGCCCGTCGATGTCATCCAGTGACTGAGCAAAACCATTATCGACAATCTCCTGCCCGACATACCACGTCTCAGCATCCAGCAGCAGCTTTAGCTCTTCTGCCGTCTTGCCCGTCGCTGCTGAGTAGTCCGGCATGATTCGCTCGGAATACTTGTCGAGAATGTCCGCCTCTTTGCGGAACTGATTCGCGTCACCCATCGCAATCGACCACGGGTTATGAATCATCACCATAGCGTTTTTTGTTGCCGTGCGTTTAATGCCAGCCAGCATCAAATAGGATCCCATTGACGCCGCAATGCCGTCAACTACGGTGTCAACGCCGCCGTTATGACGCTTCATTGCGTTGAATATCGCAATGCCTTCGTCGACACTTCCTCCAGGGGTGTTGATGCGAACCGTAACCCTTTTGCCGTCCATCTTCTTGAGCGCGTCGATAACCTGCATCGAACCAATCATGCCCCACTCTGGATCGCCGATCACGTCATAGATATAGATTTCTGATTTCTTCACGTCATATGAAAAGCTCATGGCGTTTCCTTTCAATATTCTCTGATTTTCCACGAAAATACGCATTTTGCGACGTTTTCCGGCAGTGTTTCCACAGTCGAATAATCGCAACAATTCAGCAATCGCTGCTTCGATTCCTCACACCATGCGATTGCTCGCGAATCTTCCAAACCGAGTTCAGTGAAGACTGACGCCAATTTCGGCGACCAGTTCTTTTCATAGAAGTTGTCGACCCATGAGACAAAGTTAAAGCCATCCGACGACGCCTTGGCCGCTGATTCAATGATTCTTTTGCATTCCACGTCAATCATGTGGTGAATGCGTGAACGAATCGCGACGTTTTGGTCTGATGAATCGTCCTCCTCATCCTCATCAGGCGAGTCGTCTTTCGTTTCTTTGGCTGGCTTCTCGGATCCCCGTGCAATCGTGTTCGGGTTTTCGTATTTGTCGCCACCCTCGTACGGATTCAGGTCGAAGTATTCGCGGCCTTCGTTTGGCGATAGCACCCGAGCTGCAATCCCGGCCGACACAAATTCCATCGTGGCTTTCTTTTCAGTCCGCAGCAGTGCGCCGTCGTTGAACTTGTGATAGTACCCGCGATTGCGTTCGGAAGCGGTCAGCAGTTTCATGTCTGACTCTTCCTCAATCTTTGTCGACCAAGGAGCCAGACATTCCATTCGCTGCGCCAGATTTTTTTGTTCTAGCGATGCGTATGAGTTGCCGGAAGAGTCACCAAGGATTGACTGCATAACAAACCACAGGGCAGCGTCCTCGCGGTTAAACTTGCGTTGCTCAATAAACTGAGCGTCGCTGTTATTCATTGCCATCACGTTTGCCTTGATGCCCTCACGCAACAGGCCAATCGTGCCTGCGTTGTCTGCTCCTTCGTGATTGGCTTTGAAATGCTTCAGGAATTCTTTTGCCTCTTCCTGATTGCGAAATGCACCGACTGGAGCCTCAAGCATCAGCCCCCCGGCATAGCCTTTTTTTTGCTGCCGCGCGACGTGTTTTTCTGCATCAAGGCCAATGCCCCAAGACTGTTTGGCAAGACTGATCAGCGACTTGCCTTCAAGTCCATCAAACCCAAGTCCTGGAATGTGCCACACGTCCGCGTCCGGAAGCCAAATCACATCGTCTGGCCGCAACTTGTCGCCGCGATACAGTTTCAATCTTGCGTCAGCATCGGCGACGGTCCCGTGCCACTTCTCGCCCTCAAACATCATTGTGGCCGTCGAATCCGGCAGCAGCGGAATTAGCTCAACTGGCCGCGTTCCTTCGCGGCGAATAAAGCTGCGAGCATTACCCCACAGCAAAGCGTGGCAAATCATTTGCTGCTTGAAGACTGACGGGGTTTGATATGAATTTGGCCGCCATCGAAACAGATTGTAGCTGCTGTGCTGCTTCTGAATCGTCTTTTTGCGGCCCTGTTCGCGGTGAATGTTTAGCGGCATCACAGAGAATGCGCCAGTAATTCTGGAGACGCAATTCCACACTGGCGCGTAGCTCAGTGCCCGCGTTGCTGTCATGTACTGATCCTGTTCGTAATCTTCACCGAACAGCCAGCCAATAAGCCCGCCTGAGAATCGATTCACGGCACGCTGAAACGAGTTAGCGAACGCAACCATAGTTTAGTTTTCCAACTCACCCATTCAGCAGATAAACAAAGAACCAGACGGACGCGATGGAGCCAACATAGACAGCCGCAAACCCATAAGAACCGCAACCGCAGCATCTATCTTTTCGCTGCTGTTACGCTTATC